TAAATTTTATATATTACCGTTAACTCCAACTGGTGAACCGGCTAGTGCTGGAATAGTAGCCAGCGATGGGTCTGTAGTATCAAGCAGTACACAGTCTGGAGTAGGAACCACACCTAACAGTTTTGGTTATACCATGGGCTATCTCACAGGTGGATACGATCCCGAAACTGGATACCTGTTGCCACCAAACGGATTGCCGGTCACGCCAGGTGTGAGCTTTCCGCCCAATCCCACAGTTGGCGCCTATGCGTTAAGATTGGATTACATGCCCAATCGCTTGTTCCGATACAATGGTAGCCGTTGGGTGTCTATCGAATCCGCAGTGAGAACTGATCTTGATCTGGCACCGGCCGCAGAAACTTTACGCAACAGCTTCGTGAACAATACATATACAGTGAGCACCACAGACCTAGGCAACATACCAAGTCGCCAAAGTCTTAGCCAGATACTTAGACCTCTAGCTGACAATGGTGATCAAGGCGGTAACATTACACCGCCCAACCCAAGACCACCAGGATAACCATGGCAGTTACACAATTCTTTTACGATCAACAGATACGACGTTTCTTGTTGCAGTTTGCCAGGATCTTTAGTAACTTCCAGGTCGAATATGGTCGCAACGAAGCTGGACAAAATGATACCTTGGTGCGTGTACCAGTACGCTATGGTGACAGTAGCCGCCAAGCACAGACCATCATACAACAAAACAGTGCCAATGAATTGCCTAGCACTCCGTTAATGACTTTTTACATCACTGATCTCAAATACAATCGTGCCATGATCCAGGATCCCAGTTTTGTCAGCACCATAGCGGTACGACAACGTACCTATGACAGCATAACCGATACCTATGAAACCACACAGGGCAATGCGTTCAGTATTGATCGACTTATGCCAGTGCCGTTTGAAATGACCTTAAAATTGGACATGTGGACGAGTAATACCAATCAGAAGATGCAGTTACTAGAACAAATTTTAGTATTATTCAATCCCAGCTTAGAAATACAAAGCACAGACAACTACATAGATTGGACCAGCCTTAGTACTGTGTACCTAGAAGATGTAAACTGGTCAAGCCGCACTATTGGTGCAGGTAATACTGAAGCCGCTATTGACATAGCTACCTTGACTTTTAGATTGCCTATGTGGATATCCAGTCCAGCCAAGGTCAAGAAGTTGGGTGTGGTTGAACGTATTGTGGCCAGTATCTACAATGCCAACGGTGATGCCAGCATTGCAATCACCGACAACGATCTATTGCTGGGCACAAGACAGGCATTTACGCCGTTTAACTATCAGGTGCTCCTGATCAATAATACCCTACAGGTCCTACGCGAACCCCAAGTAGTTGATGAATCCAATGCCAGTTTAACGCCACCCACTAGCCCAGACAGCAATCTCATGTGGTCTGCCGTAGTTGGCATGTATGGTACCCTAAGACCGGGTATCAGTTACATAAGTCTAGAACAACCAGATGGTACCGACGTGATTGGCTATGTGACCTATGATCCAAGCGATGATAGATTTTTATTGTGGAACGTAAATGAAGATACTGTTCCCAGCAACACTTTGGCTCCAGTCGATGCTGTTATCAATCCTTTGCTGAGTGGACCCGGAGCTGGACTAGATCCAGCACAAACGGGCCAAAGATATCTATTGACTGAAGGCACTGGATCATGGACCGGAACAAGTCCAACAGCCTGGTCCTGGGAAATCCAAGGACAACAGCAACCATTGGTGGCCATGGCCAATGATATAATCGAATATGATGGAACTCGCTGGGTTGTAGCATTTGATAGTGCCAGTAGTCCAGTCAACAATCAATATGTCACAAACATAACTACAGAATTACAGTATCAATGGACTGGTGACGCATGGGTAAAGAGTTATCAAGGCTTATACAAAGGAGGCCTATGGACACTGGTATTGTAAATGCCGTGGGTATTTGGTTTTACAGTGTGGCTACCAACACTTACCTGTATCTCATGAGGAACGACACCAAGCACCCCGATACCTGGGGATTACCTGGTGGGCGAGTAGAGCCAGGAGAAACTCTCATGCAGGCCATCACGAGAGAATGTGTTGAAGAACTAGGCACCATGCCAGAATACTTGAAACTGGTCCCTTTGGAAAAATTCACCACAGCCGATCAAGGCTTTGCTTATCATACATTTTTTTGCAGCGTGGATCGAGAATTTGTTCCAGTCTTAAATGAAGAACATCAAGGCTGGGCCTGGATTGCCAGTGGCAGTTGGCCTAAACCGTTACATCCGGGGCTATGGTCAACTGTGAATTTTGATGCAGTACAAGACAAGATCCAGACCATGGAAGCCCAGATCCAACTATCTCAGTAATCAATCAAAAAAGAACATCTGCCACAAGCGAGAATTTTGTGGTGTCCATCCAAAGTAGGCGCAGGCACTGTGCAAGTATCCAGCGTTGAATATAAACAATCGATTATAAACATTGCCCACGATATCAACATCTTCAAATGGTGTCTTGTCAAGATTTCTTGAACCCTGTCTAAAACAGCGGTAAAACTCAGGATCTGTGCGGTGTCGTATACTAGTGCCTTTGAGTGCATGTGTCATGGTTCCTGATTCGTGTGGAGCACCGGGTGTGAGGTACAACATGGCCGCCCATTTTTGTGTGTCCGCATGATACACCAGGGGTTCACCTTCAATGTTGTACTGGAATCGACCATTCATGCCATGTGACTCCCAGGCAGTGATTTTCTCTCCCATAATATATTCAAATTCTTCTTTAAGCCCTGGGAACAAAAACTGTTTGTAGGTCCTGCTGCCTATATAAGGCTTCCCGGGTCCGCTGGGTTCATATTCTTGTTCTAGTGCAAATGCTCGTATGGCATCAGGATCTCGGTAGAAATTATCCACTACCCAGAATCCTTTTCTGTAGTCGGTGTTGACCACGTCAGACATGGATCTATCCATGATCCTGTTTCGTTCAACTATCTTGACAACCGGCTGTTCGACAGGCCTGGCCGTAGCAGGGAACAAGTAATCACCGGCAAACTTCAATCCGTCTGTGCTGTCTACCAATTGAGCCTGTACGTCTGCGCTGACTAGTTCTGGATGTATCCACCAGTCTTCGTAGCTGTGTGAGCGATTGTAAGCAACATCGCCGGCAGCTAACACATATCCTTTTGATAGTAAATATTCTCTTGCCTGATCTCGTATGCTGTTATCCACATAGTAATCATGTTCAAATGTAATAGCGGCAAACCTATACTGATCAAACGGAATGCGTTTGAGTATCTGCAACGAGTAAGTGGGTGGATCACAATCTATCTGTAGATAGTCAAGATCACCACTGAATCCCAGTGTGTTTAAAAATTTGGCATAATCAACTTTGGTTGCGTCAAGACAAAACACTAGATTACTACGTTTATCCATGAAATCAGTGACCACGGTCTGATTGATGTCAAGGCTGACGCCGGTCCAGCCAAATTTAGTTTCCAGCAAAGCTGTATTATTATTCTTAAAAGGTTCAGCGCTGCCAATTTCAAGATAACGTCCATTACGTTTGCCATTGGTGGCAGACAATACAAACATGTCTTGATAACTCTGAGAATAATTTTTTTCAATATCGTCAATGCCAGCGAATTGTATCCTAGCCACCAATTGTTTATCCGCTGTATAAGGTGTTGTGGTATTGGGCCATCCAATGCTGCCAAGATTCCTATTGACTGAATTTGCATACATCTCAGACATCATATAGTTGAATTTAAGATCGTGCATGATCTCTCGGGACTGTTCACACTGTCCTACCCACCATGCAGACACGCCCTTTTCAAATAATAATCCATAGTACCCAGGATACTGGACATCCGTAGTCAGGGGTGGTAGATCAAATTCGCAGGAGCTGAGGCCAATACTGGCCACGGTATAACAATCGTGCCAGTCTTTTTTAACTTCATGCAATCGACTCAATAAAAAGTATGCTTCGGGTCTTTTAGGTAACAAGCTGATGGCTTTTTGTAACAGGACTTTTTCAGTGTCATCGCGAGTTTTTTGTCGTTCAAAACACAAGGCCATCCTGATCAAGGCTTCGTACTGTTCAAGGTCGGTCTGTGAACGTTCGGCTGTACGCAGATAAAAACTAATGGCTGCTCCTGTTTGGCCCAGCAATTCGTATTCGCGACCCAGATCAAAATTGGCCCGAGCTGAGTTGTAATTTTGTATGTATTCGTGTAAGCGTTGGGTCAGCATGTTAAACTCCTAGATATTCTGCGAGCATGGTCTTGGGCATCTTTAAAATAAATGCACAGTTGTCTTGATATCCAAAACTAATA